ACTCGAGAAGCAGTAAAACGGGCACAACAAAAACCTAAAATTAGGAGTCTCTAATGAAAAAAGTAATTATTTCAGTAAAAGATACAGTAGCAGAGGTATTTAATGACCCACGTGTCGAAATTAATGCAGCAAGCGCTATTCGCGCATTCACAAACTCAATCCAGGACAATAAAAACAAAGATGATTTTACTCTGTATATCGTTGGAGAATTCGATACACAAAATGGAGAAGTACAACCGTGTGAGCCGGTCAAAATCTTCACAGGACATGACGTAAAAACTAATAAAAACATAGAAGAAGCAGCATAAAAAAAGGGGGCGAGAGCCCCCTAACTTTTGGAGAAAAAAATGAAATCAGTAATGAAACATAGTTTTAGTAATACACCAACGATAGATGCACCACGTTCAAAGTTCGATAGATCACACGGACATAAATTTACAATGGACGCAGGCTGGTTAGTTCCGTATTACTGGGATAGTGTACTCCCAGGCGACACGTTCAATATGCAGTCAACTATATTTGCACGCATGGCAACACCATTATTCCCGATTATGGATAACATGTACCTCGATACCCACTTCTTCTTCGTACCAAATCGCCTTATTTGGGATAACTGGCGTAAATTCTGTGGTGAACAAACAGACCCAGGAGATTCAATAGATTTTCAAATACCTATTCTAGCTGATGGGACCGCTGGTAGTTATGTATCAGACGCAGATAGATGCGGTAACTTGAGTATAAGTAATCAGACAATTAGAACACAGGCATTATTGCAATATATTGGTGTACCAGATGGTATAGATCCATCAGAAGTTGATATAAGTGCATTACAATTTCGTGCATATTCTAGAATATATAATGAATGGTTTAGAGATCAAAATTTAATCAATTCAAATGACGCAGGATTATTAACTGATAACGGTCCAGACGATTTATCTAATGCTGCTGAAAGACACATGCTTCAACCGAGAGGAAAGAGACACGATTATTTTACATCAGCATTACCCTGGCCACAAAAAGGAGATGCGGTTTCCTTACCATTAGGAACACAGGCACCTGTAGTTGGTATAGGGTCGTCTAATGCAAGTAGCAGAGTGGGTCCGGTTAGTGCACAAGAATCGTATGACACAGGTCCGGCAACATCATATCCAAATTATAAGTGGATAGATGGTACTGCAGTAGGAACAGATTCATTCTATGTAAACTGGGATACGGCTAATTCATATCCATTAATACATGCAGACTTGTCAACCGCAACAGCAGCAACAATTAATGATCTTCGAGAGGCATTCCAGGTACAAAAGCTTTTAGAAAGAGATGCAAGAGCAGGAACACGTTATTCAGAGATAGTAGCGAATCATTTTGGTGTTAATTTTTACGATGTAAGCTACAGACCTGAATATTTAGGTGGTGGATCAACACCAATTAATATTAATCCAGTAGCACAAACAGACACAAGCGTAGGTGACTTAGCAGCGTATGCAACAGCAGGTTCAACAAACAACGGATTTAGTAAATCATTCGTAGAACATGGAATAGTAATGGGAATATGCTCAGTAAGAGCAGATTTAACATATCAGCAAGGATTAGACCGACATTTATCACATTCAACCAGGTACGATATATATTGGCCATCTTTGGCCATGCTTGGAGAGCAGGAAATCCTGAATAAAGAGATATATTGCGATGGATCAGCAAACGATGATTTAGTATTTGGATATCAAGAGCGATATGCAGAATATAGATATAAAAAATCACAAATAAGTGGATTATTTCAGTCTGCTGCAGCTGGAACACTAGATGCATGGCATTTATCACAAGAATTTGCTTCTTTACCGACATTGGGGGAAACATTTATATCTGAACAACCTCCAATAGATAGAGTAGTTGCTACACCATCAGAACCACATTTTATTGTAGATACATATCAACGTCTTATCTGTGCAAGGCCAATGCCTGTATTTGGTGTCCCAGGTATGATAGATCATTTCTAGGAGAAAACTAGGAGAAAACTAGGAGAAAATAATGGGATTATTTGATGCGATAGCAAGTGGAGTAGGCAGTATTATTGGCGCGCAGGGAGCGCGGCGCCAGCAGAATTCACAAGAAGGAATGTTTCGTCAAAATTTAGATTTTCAAAGTAAAGAAGCAGTTAAGGCAAGAGACTTTACAGGTCAGCAAGCGGATATAAATAGGCAATTTCAGGAGAGATTAAGTAGTTCAGCAGTAAGTAGGCGAATGTTGGATATGAAAAACGCTGGAATAAATCCGATATTAGCAGCAAAATATGATGCTTCAACCCCTGCTGGATCAGCAATGGCAGGAGTATCAGCGGGTGGTAGTGGAATACCTAATATACCAAATGTTGGTGAAGCAGCAATGGAAGGCGCATCAACAGGTATGCAATTAAAAAGAGTGTATGAAGAACTCAAAAATATGCGTGCACAAAGGAATAAACTTAATGCAGAAGCAGAATTAACCAGGTCAAAAATAGGTATAGCGGAGCCCTGGGTTGATGTAGCATCAGTAATTGGTGATTTAGTAAAAACAATTACGGGTGAGGATACAAAACCATTCAGTGGAGCAAAACAGGCTTATAAGAATCATGTAGAAGCTCAAAAAATAAGGAAATCGAGAGGTATAGAGCCCACAGATTACGTCACTAGAATGACACCTAAAATTAAACAGAAAAAGCGTGGATTACCAACGCATAAAACCGGGAGAAACAAATAATGTTCAAAAAACCAAGACCAGAAGGCTACGTAGCACCAGTGATAGATTGCCAGCAAGCAATAATCGATGGTGAGGAAATACGAGTTGAACAATCACATAAAGACGAAGTAAATATTAATAACATAGTAAAAAGAGCCGGCGGAATGGAATTAATAGCAAAAGTAAATGCTTTAAAACAATTTGAATTTGATGATGTAACTGGAAATGATTTCCAGGAATCTATGAATGCAATAATTAAAGCCCGTGATACATTTGAACAGGTTCCTTCGGAAATAAGAAAACAATTTGATAACGATCCAGCAAAATTCATGGATTTTGTACATAATCCAGAAAATGCTCAGGCATTGATTGATATGGGATTAAGTAAGGCACCTGAAGAAGTGCCAGTAATGCAAGTAGAAGTAGTGAATCACCCAGAGACTCCACCGGTAAGACCAACCGGTGACTAGGTGATAGGGGGGCGAGAGCCCCCCTTTTTTAATGTATAAGGAAAATATGCAGAAGGAAAATAACAGCGTTAGCGATCGCAAGCCAACGATTGGTAACAATAAAACCTAACCAATCTTCAAAATTAGTCACTTTCATCAAAATCCTCTAATTTCTCATAAGATTCCATTAAACGTATGGAATGTTTATATCGATGTCTAGCGACGCGTAAGCGATCGCGTTCACGTTGAGCAATAATAATTTGCTCTTCAATTAAAGCCAGTCGGCGTTTGAGTTCTTCAAGAGTTAGCATTGGTATTTCTCCTGTTCACAACGATTAACCCAATATTCAGCATTTTCAAGGCTATTAATATATAAAATCCATTCACATTTAGCGTCTAGCATTTCATTCATCCAACATTGAGCCTTCCACCAGGCTTCATCATCATTCTTTGCAGGTATCACTGATACTGCATCATAAGTACCATCATCTTTATAACGTCCAATAGCATATAGTTTCATGGTTTAAGTACTCTTAGTAACGGCAATAGAGTATCTATTGCATAATAAAATAGTAACATTAATGTTACATAAAAGCAAGTAAATAGTCGGGTATATATTGTAATGTAATGTAAATTAAACCCCGGTAACTATATCTTGCAAAACAGCGAAGGCAGGAGCCGTAGCAAGGGCAGGAAGCCCGCAAAACACGAGAGACCCCTCGAGTAAAAAAGCCCGAAGGGAGCCATCTCTTACAGATGGCATGCGCACAGTAAACACTTGTTCCTAACTGTGCGGACTGACACCACTTGTAAAGTGGTTCAGGAAGCGGTAGTATTAAGCTACCAAAACAGGAGCATATCATGCGACGTTATAAAATGAGCAAAGGTAAAAGCCGTAGATCATTTAAAAAAGGGACCCGGGTATCAGGTGTAAACCGTCGAGTTCGTCCAATGCGCGGCGGTACACGCCTGTAGATGGCTTGTTATAAACCCCTTGACGCATGGCGAGTACCCTCAGGACAAATAGTATTCTACGATTCTCCCGGGACTCAGTACCAACAAATCCCATGCGGACAATGCATAGGCTGTAGATTGCAAAGGTCAGCAGACTGGGCACTAAGATGTGTACATGAGGCATCACTTCATCAAGAAAATTGCTTCATAACACTCACCTATAATGCAGAAAATATACCGCCGGATGGCGGATTAAGGAAAAAGCACTTTCAAAACTTTATGAAAAGGCTAAGAAAGCATTTAGGAAAAAAGAAAATAAAATTCTATATGTGTGGAGAATATGGCGATAAAAACAATAGGCCGCATTATCACGCCCTTATTTTCGGCCACGATTTTATTGATCGTGTATTTTGCGGCCAAACACAATCCGGACTCGATCTCTACATGTCCCCAACTCTCGAAAAACTTTGGACTCATGGTTTCGTCCAGGTTGGTGAAGTTACCTACGAGTCAGCAGCGTATGTAGCACGCTATATAATGAAAAAAATAAATGGAAAAGCTCAAGATCAAATCGATCCGGATACGGGATTAAAACCGTATGAGAGAATTAATGATTTCACTGGTGAGATTATTGAAGTTTTGCCCGAGTTCACAACTATGTCTCGTGGCGGCAGGAATGGTTCTGGCATTGCTAGTGATTGGATTACACGATTTTCTAACGATTGTTATCCCAAGGATTTCGTTACAGTTAATGGAGTAAAAAGAAAGTTACCAAGGTACTACGATGAAAGGCACAAAAAAGTAGATCCGGATACAGTAGATTCAGTAAAAGCACACAGGGCATATAAAGGATATGAGTCTGTAGACAATACGCCCGAACGTTTACAAACTCGAGAAGCAGTAAAACGGGCACAACAAAAACCTAAAATTAGGAGTCTCTAATGAAAAAAGTAATTATTTCAGTAAAAGATACAGTAGCAGAGGTAT